AGACTGGACCTATGGCTTATAATGTAGAGTACCAACTTCAAGCATTAAAATGCAAACCTAGAGCACTCGATGAAAACGAAATGGAATTGATTGCAGAACTAAAATCAATGGACGAAGTATTACCTAGACCTACTCCTGATGCTCAAAAAGAGCTTCTTGATAGGCTTAGAGCTGGTTCTTCTGACAACGCAGATGAAAACTCTGTCGAGGAGTTTGATGTCTAATGATAGGAGTTGGAGAAGAATTTCCTCATACTACACTTAACGGTGTAGTAGGTATTAATCCTGATAAAGTCATAAAACAAGTTTATACTGATGATGTACAAGGAGATTGGAAAGTAATTTTCTTTTATCCAAAAGACTTTACATTTATCTGCCCTACAGAAATTGTAGCATTTGAAAAAGTTGCAGAACAAGAAAACTGTAGTGTATATGGAATTAGTCCAGATAATGAATATTGTCATCTTGAATGGTTAGAAAATAATCCATTACTAGAAGATGTTTCTTTTCCATTACTTGCAGACTCAGGAAATGTGTTAGCAGAACATTTAGAAATAGTAAGTGAAGAAAATGTACCTTATAGAGCTACTTACATAGTAGACCCAGAAGGTATTATTCAACATGTTTCAGCTAATGCACTTGACACAGGAAGAGATATCGATGAAATCATTAGAACTTTACACGCACTACGAGCAGGTGGATTAACTGGTTGTTCGTGGACTGCAGGAGACGAGTTCGTAGCATGATTTTATTTACCGCTGATTGGCATATAAAACTTGGACAAAAGAATGTCCCAGTACCGTGGGCTTGTACTCGATACAAGTTATTCTTTCAGCAGGTAGAAGAAGCTATAGAAAAGCACGATTGTAAATTACATATCATTGGAGGGGACTTGTTTGACCGAGTTCCCTCGATGGACGAGCTGACTCTATACTTTGACTTTGTAAAGCAATGTAGTATTCCTACTATAATTTTTGATGGTAACCATGAGGCTACTAAAAAGAATACTACATTCTTTACCAATCTGAAAAGAGTTACGAGTGAAATAAACCCAGAAGTAATCATAATTGATGAATTTTATGAGCACCCAGATGGTTATTCAATATTACCATATGCTGACTTACATAAACAAGGAAGTATAGAAAATGTTAGAACAGACTATTTATTTACTCATGTAAGAGGAGAAATACCACCTCATGTTGTACCTGAAGTAGACTTAGAAAGATTTAGTAAGTTTAAAACTGTATTTGCAGGAGACTTACACGCACACAGCAATACGCAAAGAAATATAGTATATCCTGGCAGTCCTATGACTACAAGTTTTCATAGAAACGAAGTACAAACAGGATATATAGTAATAGATACAGATTGGAGTTGGACTTGGCACGCATTTGATTTGCCACAGCTATTAAGAAAAACAGTATCAAGTCCTGATGAAATGGTACAAACAGACTTTCATCATACAATCTATGAAATAGAAGGAGATGTGGCAGACCTAACAGGAGTAGAAAACTCAGAATTACTCGATAAGAAAGTATTAAAAAGAAAAACAGAAGCTACTCTGATGTTAGATAGAGAAATGACAATAGAAGAAGAATTAAATGAGTATCTGAGTTATATTTTAGAATTAGACGATAGTAAAACCAAAAAAATATTAGGAGTGTTTAGTGATTACGCTAAAGAAGTTGAAGTGGAATAATTGTTTTAGTTATGGCGAAGATAACATACTAGACTTAAATGACAGTACAGTAACTCAGCTTGTAGGTACAAATGGAGCAGGAAAGTCTTCGATACCATTAATACTAGAAGAAGTATTATTTAATAAGAACTCAAAAGGAATTAAAAAAGCAGATATAGCAAATAGAATAAATAATAAAGGATATGATATATCTTTAGATTTTGATGTAAATGGAGACGAGTATAAAATTGAAGTTAATCGTAGAGCTTCTATAAAATGTAAATTATTTAAGAATGGTGAGGATATTTCTAGTCATACTGCTACAAATACTTACAAAACAGTAGAAGAAGTATTAGGATTAGATTTCAAAACTTTTACTCAGATAGTATATCAAAATACTAATACCAGCTTACAGTTTTTAACTGCTACAGATACTAATAGAAAGAAGTTTTTGATAGATTTGTTGCAATTAGAAAAATATGTAGATTACTTTGAAATTTTTAAAGAAAAGTCACGAGTTTTATCTGGAGAGGTTTCTCACATACAAGGGAAACTTGACACAATCATTAAGTGGTTAGATGACAACAATTTGGAAGCACCTACTATACTACCCAAATTAGATTTACCAAAAATCTCGGAAAATGACTTAGAACAATTAAGTTCTCTACAATTAGAATTTAAAAATATCTCTGAAATTAACCGAAAAATAAATCAAAATAATTTTTATAAAACTGAGCTGGCTACGATAGATTTAAGTAAATATAAAAATGAGGGAAATCACTTATTAGAATCTCGACAGAACTATGATAAAGATTTGGAAGAATTAGGAAAGTGGCAGTCGGTTTATAATAGTGAAGTCTTTGAAGGAACAAGTGAGGACATCTGTCCAACCTGTGGACAAGAAGTAGACCAAGATTTACTTGATGAAATATATCAAAGAGAAGAAGAAAAACATAATCAAGCATTTCACTATATTAAGAAAATACAAGATACTATTAGACACAAAAAGAAAGTCAATGAGCAGATAGACGAAAAGCAAAAAGAAGAAAGAAGATGGAAAGAATTATTTAATAGTATTGACCAAACTTTACCTGCTGAAATAAAAGACGCAGACGAGCTACAAAGAAAAATAGAAATGTTAGCAGAAAAGATTGATAACGAACAAAAAGAGTTAGAGTATATAATAAATGAAAATGAAAGTAGAGAAAGGCATAATACTCGACTCCAAGTTATACAAGAACAGATTGGAGAATTTAAAGAAGAACTAAAGACTCACGAAAATAAATTAGAAGAAGTAAAAGATATGTTAGGAAGTATTGATATACTTAAAAAAGCATTTAGTACAAATGGATTACTAGCATATAAAATAGAGAACTTAGTAAAAGATTTAGAAGAACTCACAAATGAGTACTTAGCAGAATTATCAGACGGAAGATTTAACTTACAATTTGTTGTACTCAACGACAAGTTAAATGTAGAGATAGACGATAATGGCAAAGCAGTAGAGATATTGGCTCTGAGCGCTGGAGAACTAGCAAGAGTAAATACTTCTACTCTTTTAGCGATTAGAAAACTTATGAGTAGTATTTCCAAGTCAAGAATAAATGTATTATTTCTTGACGAGGTTACAAATGTACTCGATGAAGTTGGAAAAGAAAAGATGGTCGAGATACTATTAGGAGAAGAAAATCTTAATACATATATAGTATCTCATGGCTGGACACACCCACTTTTATCAAAGATAGAAGTGATTAAAGAAAATGAAATAAGTAGGCTAGATGGTTAGTAGTAGACAAAAAGGAATACGAGCTGAAAGGCAAATAATAGAAATATTAAGTAGAGAAACAGGATTACATTGGGAACAAACTCCTGGCTCTGGAAGTGGAAAAGTTAAAGGAGATTTACGAGTTCATGGAAAACATAATCTCTTTTGTGTAGAAGTAAAATTTTATAGAGATACTGAATTTAACTCTAAGATATTTACATCTAAAACAAATAACTTTTACAAGTGGTGGAGTAAAGTAGTTAGGCAAGCCCAAGATATGAAACAAGAACCGCTTCTTATATTTAAAGAAAACTATGGGAAGTGGTATGTTGCCACAGTAAGACAACCCGAAAACTACAAACGATATATGCACATAGCATGGCTTGGGGCATATGTATTACTACTAGACGATTGGCTAGAAAAAGAAGAGGTAAACTGGACAAATGGCGATTACATTCTCAGACCTTGGGAACCGAGCTCCGACTGGGAACTTGCTGATAGTTGATGGATTAAACATAGCATTTCGTTGGAAACATCAAGGAAGATTAGACTTTAAGTATGATTATATACGAACAGTAGAATCTCTAGCAAAATCTTACAATGCAGGAACAATAGTAGTTCTTGCTGATGGCGGAAGTAAGTTCAGGAAAGACATATATCCTGAATACAAGGCAAACAGAAAAGAAAAGTATGCAGAACAGAGTGAACTCGAACAAAAAGAATTCGAGATGTTTCTTGCAGAATTTAATAATACACTCACAGCACTCAAAAAGAAAGACTATCCTGTATTTAACTTCAGAGGAGTAGAAGCAGATGATATTGCTGCTTATATTGTAAAACATAGAGCAAAATTTGGTTATGACCAATGTTGGCTAATATCTTCTGATAGAGATTGGGATTTATTGATTGACGAGAATACTTCTCGATTCTCTACTGTTACTCGTAAAGAAACTACAGTAGATAATTGGGACGAACACTATGATTTTCCTATGGAAGACTATATTACTTATAAATGTCTAGTAGGAGATAAAGGAGATAACGTTCCTGGTGTTCAAGGTGTTGGACCAAAAAGAGCCGTAACTCTTATGGAACAATATGGCACAGTCTTTGATATATACGATTCCTTGCCACTTGAAGGCAAGTATAAATATATACAGTCTGTAAATGAAATGGGAGAGCAGTTATTAGTAAATGTTGAATTAATGGATTTAATAACTTACTGTGATGATGCTCTTGGAGAGAAAAATACACAAGTAGTAGACTTAGAATTAGCGAGGGTATTAAATGACGATAAAGATTGATTACAGTAGAGACAAACTCTTTGACGAGTTTGGTATGATGACCCTAGAAGATAGATATATGGTGGCAGATGAAACAAGTCCTCAGCAGGCATTTGCTCGAGCAGCAAAGGTATTCTCTGATGATGATGACCATGCACAAAGACTATATGATTATGTAAGTAATCATTGGTTTATGTTTGCAACTCCACTACTATCTAATGGAGGGACTGAGCGGGGTCTACCGATTTCGTGCTTCTTGAACTATGTTGATGATAGTAGAGAAGGTATTACTGAACATTACACAGAAAATGCTTATCTTTCATCTTTTGGTGGAGGTATAGGCGGAAGCTGGAGTGAAGTTCGTGCACAAGGTACGAGAACATCAAAAGGCTCAGAAAGTACAGGTGTGATACCATTTATGAAAGTAGTTGATGCAGAAATGCTTGCTTTCTCACAAGGTATTACAAGACGAGGCAGTTATGCTTCATACTTACATATGAGTCACCCCGAGATTGAGGAATTTCTTGATATAAGAAAACCTACTGGTGGAGACACCAATCGTAAGTGTCTAAACTTACATCATGGAGTAGTAATTCCAGACAAGTTCATGGAAATCATACACATGGCTACAAAAACAGAAGGCTTTGATGACAGTTGGGAACTTATTGACCCACACTCAGGCGAAGTCAAAAAAGTAGTGTCGGCAAGAACACTATGGGTAAAATTATTGCAGAACAGAATGGAAACAGGAGAGCCTTATCTCATGTTTGAAGATGCCGTTCAAGCAGACTTACCTAGCTTTCAGAAACGAAAAGGATTGAGGGTAAATCACTCTAACTTATGTTCTGAAATCACACTTGCTACAAATGAGGAAAGAACAGCAGTATGTTGTCTTTCAAGTGTAAATTTGGAGTATTATGACGAGTGGAAAAAAGTTCCAGCATTTATTCCAGATTTAGTAAGAATGTTAGATAATGTTCTAACATACTTTATAGATAATGCGCCCGATTCTTTAGAACGAGCTAAATATAGTGCGTTTAGGGAGAGAAGTATCGGATTAGGCGCAATGGGATTTCATGCGTATTTACAGAAAAACAAAGTACCTTTTGAAGGGCTCTTTGCTTCTGGTCTTAATACAGAGATATTTTCTCACATAAAATCTCAAGCTCAAGAAGAAACTTTAAAACTTGCAGTAGAAAGAGGAGCCTGCCCAGATGATGATACTTGTACAGTACGAAATGCACATCTGTTAGCTATAGCCCCTAATGCAAGTAGTTCTATTCTTTGTGGAAATACAAGTCCAAGTATCGAACCTTTTCGTGCAAATGCATATACACAGAAAACTAAGTCTGGGTCGCATTTACATAAAAATAAGTTTTTAGAAGAAGTATTAGAAAAGCTAGGAAAGAATGACGATGCGACTTGGAGAAGTATAGTTGCAAACAAAGGAAGTGTACAACACCTTGACTTTTTATCGGAAGATTTAAAAGAAATATTTAAGACTGCTGTAGAAATAAATCAGTCTTGGGTTGTTGAGCACGCAGCTGTAAGACAGCAATATGTTTGTCAATCACAAAGTGTAAACTTATTTTTTCCGCCTGATGTTAATAAAGGAGATTTACATAATATCCATATGTTAGCATGGGCAAAAAACATGAAAACATTATACTACTTACGAAGTGAAGCTATTTCGAGAGCAGATAATGTTTCTAATCAAATAAAAAGAGAGATAATCTTTGAACAAGAAGATTGTCTAAGCTGTGAGGGATAGTAATGTTATTAGAAGAAAGAGAATATTACAAACCTTTTGTGTACCCTTGGGCATTTGAGTTTTATAAAAGACAACAACAGATGCATTGGCTACCTGATGAAGTGCCATTACAAGATGACATAAAAGATTATAAGGAGAAGTTATCTCCTGACAACAGATTACTCCTTGACAACATATTTAAGTTTTTCACTCAAGCAGATGTTGATGTATGTTGTGGATATGCTAAGCACTATCTACCAACATTCAAACAGCCAGAGATAAGAATGATGCTAGTAAGTTATGCTTCTATGGAAGCTGTACATCAAGAAGCATATTCTTTACTTTTGGAGACTTTGGGTAAATCAGATGATATGTACCAAGAGTTTTTTGATATTCAAGCAATGTCAGAAAAACATGAGTATCTAACTGACTTTAGTATGAAAAATCCACATGAGATTGCAAAGACAATGGCAGTCTATAGTGGATTTACAGAGGGAGTACAATTATTTAGTAGTTTTGCAATACTATTAAATTATCCAAGACATAACTTAATGAAAGGTATGGGACAAATAGTTACATGGTCTATTAGAGATGAGTCGCTTCATGTAGAAGGACTTTCAAAACTCTTTAGAACTTTTATCGCAGAAAATCCTGAAATATGGACAGATAAATTAAAGTATGAAATCTATTGTGCTGCTGAAAGAGTAGTAGAACTAGAAGATAAGTTTATTGATGTTTGTTTTGCAAAAGCAGACATTCCAGACTTAACACCAAAAGAAGTAAAAGAGTATATTCGTTATATTGCGGATAGAAGGCTTCTTGGTTTAGGAATGAAAAATATATTTCATAGTAATGAAAACCCACTACCTTGGATTGATATGCAAGTTAATGCAGTTGAGCATACCAACTTTTTTGAAAACCGTGCTACAGAGTATGCTAAAAGTAGTACACAAGGAAATTGGCAGGACATTTTTAAATGACAACGCAAGTAGATAACGAGCCAGTTTTGGTTTTAGATGGGAAAAAGTATATAATTGATGATTTATCAGATACAGCAAAATATTTACTAAGTTGTATTGATGATGTTCAGAAACAATTAGCTGCTAGTCAAATGAAAAGAGACCAACTTACTATGTCCAAAGAAGGACTTACTAATAGGTTAAAAGAAGAACTTGACCCGCCAGAAACTGAATCTGAGGAAAAAGAAGAGGGGGCGTAAGCCCCCTTTTTTATGCTACTCTCAATGGTTTTGAGAGTTCTTCCCAACTGGTTTCATAATCACTATCACCATTGGCATAGCCCATGACACCCATCTTTTCATACTCAGGCACTAATTCTTCTCGTAGTAAACCAATTCTTTTTAGATTTGGCATAATTCTACTAAATAATATATCTTGAAACTGTGCTTGAAAAATTTCTTTTTTCTGATATTCTTCAGTTTCTTCGATATTCATTCCATAAGTTTCCCATACATCATAAGGTCGTAGTCTATTTCTACTGACAGTACAGGCTTCAAGAGCAAACTTAGCTCTATCCATTTGTTCTTCTTCTGATAAAGTTTTTACAAAGTCTGTAAGATAGTTTATTCCAAAAGTTACATGACGAGCTTCATCTCTAATTATGAGTTCAATCATTTCTTTAAATACTGAATCACGACTACTTTCTTTTGCAGATTGGAAGGCAGCAAGTGCGAGTCCTTCAATTACGACTTGCATTCCAATAAATTTTAAATCCCAACGAGGGTCAGTTAGTATCTTATCTAGTAGCCCTTTCAAAGCTCTACCAATAGGCCAGCTTTTCTTTAAACGAGTTTGTATGTATTTATTAAAAGCTTCTACATGTCTAGCTTCATCAAAAGTTTGACTTGCAGCGTATAGTTTTGCATTAAATGTAGGCGCACAAGAAGCTAATTGACTTGCAACTAGTAGTGCTCCTTGTTCTCCATGTAAAAATTGACTGAGTGACCAAGAAGTTAAATCTCTAAAGAAATCTTTTCTTTTTTCAGTATTCCATGTTTTATAAGTAGGGTGTCTTTCCCATTGAGAGTTTTCAAATTCAAATTCTTCATCTTGTAGTCCTTCATATTTAGGAGTCCAATCTACATCTTCCTCTACATTCCAGTTAAGTTTCTTTCCAAGTTCATAAAGCTTTTTGATACGATTATCTTGAACTGTGTAATCCCAGTTGTATGAACCTGTTAGCGGAGTTTGAAATATCTCCACTACATCAGTAGGCTCTAAATTTTCTATATAATCTCCATCAAAAAGTTTTACTTCTTGTGGTGTTGATACTTGTTTAATTTTCATTTTAGTCTCCTATGGTAATATCTTAAAGGGTACACCTTTATTATTCACTAGTCTATGCACTAATTGTTGTTGTTGAAATGCACTTCTTTTCCCATATTCTTTCCACCAATCAATCTTCTTCATTTCTTTTTCGACGTGTCGATAAAATTCAAAATCAGCATCTACATCTAGTCCTAATTCTTCTTTAACTAAATGTAATGGCGTATTTAATTTATCGTGCCAATTTATTGATAACAGCCAAGGACATCTTTTTCCGCTTCTATATGCTTTCCATATTACTTTAAAAATATCGTAATGATGTGCTTTTATTGAGTGTACTTGTTTTACTTTCCGTTTTAATACAGCTAACCCAATAGGATTTCTTAAAAATTCCATAATTGCACCAACCATAGAAAAAAAGATTATTGTAAAAAAACTTCTACGAGGACTTTTAGCAACAGCAAAACTTATATCAGAGAGTTCTCCCATAGTAGTGCTTTTTAAATCAAAAAATAAATGTATTAAGTCATGTTCCAAAAATATACCTGCCCAAAATTTCTTTTCTTTTTCAGTAAGGTTATATTCTTTATTTCGTTCTTTTGCTTCTTCAAGTCCATCTTTTAATAAGTCTTTGCTATACTCTGGTGATTCCCAAAATTCTTTTAAAGCTGCACCAAAAGTTCCTCTTAAAAATTTACCTTTAGTAACGACATCTCTTAAAGGTTCTTGTTCAAAAAATGTTTTTGCATAGTCTAGTTTTTCAAATCTTTTTAAAAGTTTTTTATTCGACTTACTATCGAAGTGATGCATGAGTTCTAAGACTATACTAATGACTCCAGGGTCGTGATGTGAATAATCTTCTGATTCTGTTTGTGCAAACCATTTTCTTATTAAGCTTGATTCATATTTGATTTTTTCTATCATTTTTTATATATCCTCATTAATCTAATTCGGTTACTATCTGTATTTTTTACTGTGTAGGAATCTTTTGTAAGTTTTTTACAATCCCATTTATTAAAAGTATGTACTTTATCTTCTACTTTTACTTCACAAAGCCCACCACTCATTAAGTAGCACAGACTTCCTTTTCTTTCTGTGGTTATTTCATCTCCTGGTTTTAAATCTACTACATCTAAATCCCAGTTATTTTTCCACATACAACCTGCTACAGGCATAATGCATACTATTATAGTATTATCTTCTAGGGCTTGCATATAAGCATCATTTACATACCACTCCCATCTATATATAGTAGGCTCCCATACTTCAGCAAATTGGTCTTCAAAATACGCATCTGCCCACATTCCAGTTAAGTTATTAAGAATTTCATCTGTATATTCATGTGTACCGTCTTCATAAATTACCGGTTCTGGATAACCTGCTCTAATTGAAGTTAGTCCTGTTTCAGGATTTCTCATTTGACCACAGTTTTCTGGTGGATTTTGAGCCAGATAGAACTTTTTATGTTCTAAAGGTATATTTTCTCCTTCAAAGTTAGACCAAAATTTAAATGCTCCTTGAAACCAAATCCAAGTAGCTTCAGGAGCAATTAAAGTATTTATTTCGGGGTGGTATAATGGCTCTCCACAAACTTCTTTACTAAGTCTTCCTAGTTTATCTCCCTTATCTCCTCTCAAAACAGTTATCATTATTTCATCATCTAAATTAATAGCATTAAATTCCTCTGATGCTCTCCACTCCCATATTGATTTTCCTTCTATGTAAGGCATATTATATTTCCTCTGATTTTATTATTTTTAAATTTGCTGAGTTATCTGTAGCCCCATCTCTTTTGTAGTCCCTCTGCATATTTTCTGGTAACTCTTCGAGTTCTACTTCAAAAGTTTCACCTGTTTTTTTATTTGTTATTTTTACTTTTGTCATTTTATTTAGCAAACTTTATAGTTATAGTACCACTGCTAGGTAAACCAGTTACACTAGTATCAGTACCACTATGTGATGTATAAGCACTAGCACCTGACCCTGAGTTTTGTCTATTTGTGCTATTAGCTGAATTAAAGTAAGTTACTCCTGTAGATGCATTTTTAAGTTTTGTAAAGCCTCCAAAAGTTTGTGAAAATGTAGATGTTGCTGTATGTCCTGAGTATTCAAATTGTGGTGCAGGTCCATCTGTGCTAAAAAAGCCATATACAGTTCTTGATGTCCCACCGACATTAATTGTATTACCAGAAAAAGACCCTCCACTAAAATTAGTTATTCCTGCATTAGATAGTGATACTCCATTATAGTAATAATCATTTTTCAAAAAAGTCCATAGCATTGATGTACAGGTCATTGTAAATTCATTATCAAAACCACGATATGCATTCATATTATTGGCTCCAGAACTATTTCCTATAATTGCTCGAATATCCGAGTCTCCTAAACTACAAGTAGTTCCAGAACTTCCACCTGCTTCTGTGTGAATTGTATTTAGTGATACTGCTCCTGATGCTGATATAGACATTATTTACCCTCTAATTTTTCTATCTTTGCAGATAGTTCTTTGATAGCTTCTACTAATAAACCTACTGTGTTGCCATAACGAATGGCTAAATGTTCTTTTCCGTCTAAATCTTCTGCAGTATAAACTGCTTCTGGTAATACTTTTTCTAAATCTTGTGCTACTAATCCTGTGAGTCTATTTCCATCAGATTTCAAATCATATGTAATTCCTTTAAGTTGATTTACTTTTTCCATGGCATTGTCTATAACTGATACATTTTCTTTTAATACTATATCCGAAGGAGAACCATAAGCTGTCACATTTCCTGCAAAAGTTCCATTACCACTTGTATCTATATTTGCTATAGTAGTATCGTCGCCTTTTCTAAAAAGATGACTACCATCTGCTTTGAAATAAGTTTCACCACTATTTGCATAATAAATTCTTCCATCTCCTTCAGCAGAATTTATCCAAGTATTATTTAAAAGTTTAGCACTAATGGTGCCGTCAGCAGTAATATTACCTGAACTATCAAACTCGACTTCATTGTTCCAAGCA